TACCAGATTCGAACTGGTCTTGCAGGAGTGAAAATCCTGAGTCATAACCACTAGACTAACGGGACATATTAAAACGACCCACACTCTCCTGAGTATGGGCCTTTGGAAAATTCACATAGGATATTTACCGCACATACTCATGTACACAATCGTTCTTCCTCACGTTCAAGAAATGCAGTAAACATATTTATATCCTATCCCTTTAGTCTTCTCTGACTACATTGAATCCTTTAACCTTTGTGAAGTCTTCTATCACATCTTCAGTGTAAAGAAGTCTCCAGTCTCCATCCTTCATTTGTTCCAGATAGATTTTGCCGCTCGTATGTTCACTCTGACCATTCATAGCGACTGCTTTTCCAATCTTCAATTCTTTCGTTGTACCATCCAGAAATTCTATCTCGATTGCACGTTTTCCTTTTATTGCCATATGGCCTCCAAACAGTAATACCCCGACAGGAAATTTCATCCTGTATGATCTGACGCTAGTGCTTATTTACCGTGTCCTTTTTATCGGCCACGGCTCAGATCTCATCACCTCGACAATGTACGAAACAAAGTCTTACGGATTGTCTCCGTAGTCTCTTATTCCACCACGGGGTATTTAGAACCTGTGCAGGATTCGAACCTAGCATTACCCCGCTTTCAGGCGGAGAGTCCTACCAAATTAGACGAACAGGCAATGTTTCAACATCGGCTACCACACCTCTGCATCCACATAGAGCATATACATTCCATATCCAGTGGTAGAGGACATGAGCAGTACCCAACTCTTAGTACCCGCAGCAGGATTCGAACCTGCGTTTTCAGCTCCAGCTACAGCTACCTGTTTAGAAGACAGGACTGGCTATACGGGCATGTTAGCTGACTAGGTAGGACTCGAACCTACAACCCTTCGTTTAACAGACGAAAGCTACTACCATTGAGCTACTAGTCATCATGTTCACCTGTTTAATGAGTTGGTGATCCTCTACTGGGCAGGTGGGCCTCGAACCCACACTCACTTGAGTAACAATCAAGCCGCTTACCAATTTGCGTACCGCCCATCAATTGAAAACAAAAACCCCGCTGGTATATCCAACGGGGTTTGTAAGTTCTCGGAAACAAAGTTCGTTAACCACAAGCCCCGGTGGGATTGTTTTCTCTCTCATTATTTCTATTTTCGAAAGATACGAACATGGTTTTATTTCCTTACTTAAAGTTCTCAGCTTTGTTGTAAACAAATATAGATTTTTTTCTGTACTTGTCAATCAACTTTTTTTCTTTTTCTTAATCGTCCCCACCGCAGTCACTAAAAAATTATTTCCATGCCTCTAAATAGGGCATTTCGTCATGATCGAAGGTATTTTCTCCGATTTCATCGTAATCGGCGGGAACATATTCATCCCCATCATCATCCGAATATCTTTCATATATGATTGCGATTGCGATTTCATCAATATCATATCCTTCTTCTTCGTAATCACATACCATATCATCATATGAATCTAAATCTTCAGGTCTGATCACTCTACAGTTGTAGTATATGTCATTAACTTCATGGTCAATGATTTTTCGATAGAACTCTCCAATTACTGGAGTCACACCTTTTCTTGGAAAATTCTTGATAAGACCATTGAAAAAAATTTCAATGCATTCTTCATACAATTTGTGTTTAATAGCAGTCTGGATCATATATTAGTATCTGTAAAAATTATCGATGTGTTCGATATATACTTCACCCATGAATTCAAGATTGTTTTCAACCATGTTTTCAACACATACGGGTTCTCCATGATTATGTAAATCCACTATTTCATGTAGTGCCATTTGCATAACCCCTTCTTCATCATCAAAACTAAATTCATATGCAATTCGAGCAAAGCATATCTGGTCTTCACGCAACTCTGGGATATCAGTGAGTGATTCAGTATCAGTATATTCACTTAGTTCACAAATCGTAATATCCAGATTTCCATCAAATTGCTCGAATTTGAGCATCATCAATCTTCCATCAGCGGTCACATAAATCGCTACATTTGGCATAATATATAAATTCCTTGTATTAAGATAAAATATACCATTTACAGCGGTGATTGACTACGAAAAAGAATCTTCACTTAATTCATGTTTCCCTTAATTTCCAACAAATCAGTTCCATTCGTAATCAAATACAGGGGTCGATCCGAGCCATCATATCGCAGCATTGCATAGTTATCTCTCACATGCTCCACTCGACACCCAGATAATAAAATTTCTTCATTATCGACTATCACTTTGACATTGATATACTCACCGATAAATAATTTTGTCGGATCGAGATCCATTGGGAAATTGTGCATGACCTGATTGAATAGGATTTCAATGCAGAATTCAAGGATTGTATGTCTAACAAACGTCTTTATCATCGGTGAAACACGTAATACTTTGAATTCAATACAATGTATCCATCACCTTCAACAAATTCCAAATCTTCTTTGTCAATCAAATCGGCCAATGTTTGTGTGCTGTCAATCATTACCATATCATCTTCATCTTCGATCAATTCCTCATCATTATAGTACAGTTCATCAAGATCTGCACCTGATGAGGATTCATATGTCAAATATACAATGTGGTATGGGTCAATTGAAGATCCACGAGTCTCGACATTTTTCACAACACAGTTGTAATAATGTTCATCCCCATAGATATGAGAAGCACGTTTGATGAAATCACCCTTTTTCGGAATAGATTCATCTGTTAATGCATTGAAATTCTGAATTAACTTGTTAAACAGTATGTCAATGGACAGTTCGTATAGAAAGTGTTTCAGTGCAATCTTTATCATAAATACATAAAGGGGTTACTCTTTATGTTTATACGATTAGCGATTGAGTTTAACTGAAAAGAAGTCACAACAGTAAATGCGATCACCTGTACTGTCAGTGAAATTAAAAAGGGTTGTTTCTTTGCCCAAATATGTACCCGAATACACATCAGTTATCACGCAATTTTTATGCTGAGCGATAAAAGGACCAGTGGTTATCACGATTTCACGAAATGTGTTACCGACTGCGATTGGTGATGTATCGGAGAAATTATGTTTGATAGAATCGAAGACGTGGTTGATACACCACTCTCCGATATAATGTTTGAAAAGAAGGGATATCATCCGATATCCCTTACCTTTTCTTCGAGTTCGATTTCCCAGTAAATGTACTGTCGCCAAGATTCATGCGGAATGTGTCCAGAAATCTTGGTTACGATACTCTTGGGTGCACTTCGAGACAGAGTCGGAACACCAACTCTCTTTCTAAGATTCCATCCAAGCTCACTAAGAAGTTTGTCACCCTTCTCATGGTTACAATCGTAGCAGCATGCTCTAAGGTTAGTCCAATCGCTTAGCCCACCCCTAGATACCGGATACACGTGTTCCACGGTCATTTCAGATATTGTGAATGAGGCTCCGCAGTAGCAGCATCGACCATTATCACGTTCGTACAATGACTTTCTGGTTAGAGGAAGAATCTTTACCATTTGGTATTGGTTTACTTCATCACTGTTCATACGGATCACAGCAGGACAATTCATGACGTTACGTTCAGTAGAATCTTTTGAATAACCGGAATGCAATAAAATGTCATCGTAGCTTGCTTCGATACTTGCTCGTCCTGCAAACCAATTACATACAGCTTCTTCCCATGTACATACGTCAATGGGCATATATGCTTTATTCAACTTAAGCACGGTTGTGTGCTTATGATTCCAGTATCGTTTTTTCTTCCTGTTGTGTTTCACAATGGTACATCCTCCAAAAGATGTAAGTAAATATAGTCAATTTACTCGGTTTATTGGGATTTTTTCTTAAACACCATAGACTGTATATCTAGCTAGAGGGCTTCTATCCCCCGGCCTTCTGTCCCCCAGACAGACGCTCTCCCAGACTGAGCTATAGCTAGTAATCTCTGTGAGGAGGGACTTGAACCCCCAACCCTACGGACCCAAACCGTAAGCTCTTCCAATTTGAGCTACTCACAGTTAGAATTAATTGAATTCAGTAATCCTGTAGATTATGCAATCAACTAATTTTGATAGAATTATTTTGCGGAAAAGGAGAGACTACACCACACGGGGCGGGAATTGAGCGGCGATGATAGTTTCAGTAGGAAGTACTGATATGCCGGAAAGATTATATGTCAATTCATTGTGTCTCATAATGCTATAAATATAGATTAAAATCGGAACTTGTCAATCAATTTTCTTCAGTTGATGAAAAAATAGTTGATATGTATGGTGAGAATATAATTCCAGAGTCTTGTGTTCCGCTACTCCACCCGCCGCCGCTGATATAGGTAGGATAGTATTTACTACCATTTTGATTAAGTTCTTCCATTAGAACTTCAAGTAGCATATCATCGAGTTCTGGAGAGTGCCATGTTTCTATGTCAGAACATGACTCAAGCGTATAACTGGAAGAAATCCGTCGAACTTTACTTCCAATTGGAATCGGCTGCATTCGAATTTGGTTAGCCAACGCTAAAATTTTATCGACTACCGATTGCTCAAGATTCGGACGCACAAAATTTTTAACGACTTCTTTGAAGAAGACATCAATTGCTTGGTCATAGAGAAAATGTTTCAGAGCTATTTTTATCATATATATACCTTAATGCAAATCGAAGTCCGATGGGTTCACTCAATGGAATAACTTCAACTTCGTCAAAGGGAATTAACTCAGGAAAATAAAGTTTTCTCCGCTTTCGTTTGAGTTCAGGTGAGCAAAACCCATCAATTAGATTATCGAAAAATACTGCAATTGCATACTCCGTCAATTGATGTTTGATGAGAGTTTTTATCACATTACCACCATCATTCCAGTAAACCGATGGAATTCATATGCAAGTGCTTCTCGAAGCATTTTTTGGGCATCTAATTTGCCATGTACTAATGCAATATCGTTAAATAGTTCACGAGTAAAATATGTTACGTAAGTTACGCCATTATGTATGATAGTTATCCGTGGAGATCCATCTTCATATCCGGGGGTGGTCCCGAATTGTATGTCATCATACTTCATCTTGCGGGAAGCAAAATTAAATATCAATCGATCAAATACAGTATCGATAGCATATTCACACAATTGATGTTTAATTAAAAGTTTCAGCATTGGCAACCTCTTGCATCTTCCCAAGTATTTCGACATCGACTTCATGTTGAATTTCTTTTACCATAGTATCCATCATACAAGCCATTGTTCGTTCATGACAGGAAATGATGATCCAGCTCGATATTAACCGAAGTCGAATTACAAATAAATCCCACCCACGATGTCGGTCGAATCTAAATGTCATATTATAAAAAATGGCAAGGGAAAGTATTATACTCCGCATGCCATTAAGTTACTATAATATGTTTAGAAATACCCTAAATTATGTATCAAAAGTATAGGGATATTTCACTGTTTTGGAATATTTACTGATCTGGGATTTCAGTGCTGCCATCGATTCTTCACGTGATCGAATGACATATGGCCGAGCGGGAAGTTCTCCTACTTTTACGGAGAATCTCATTGGCATATTGATTTTCTGAGTGGGTTTTTTTCGGAAGTTATCTGATATTCGGTCGAACATAACTGATATGCAGTGATCGAATATATGATGCTTGATTAGAGTCTTAATCATGTTTTTTGTTGTGAACGATGTTGGTCTATCAGATTCTTGAGTATAGCACGTAAGAAAGGACTGGATACGTCAATATCGACCGTGGCTTGCCTAGTTTCGGGGTCATAGCTGATAGTATACCCATCAATATGTCCTTGTGCTCTAAGTGTATCCAGCGGTCCAGTTACCATTGAAAAATCCATCGAGGTGAACACAAAGTTTTTGTATAACTCTCTGAATAGCACATCAATGGATATATCATAGATAAAATGGCGTATCCAAGTCTTTATCATTACAGCTTGCTTTTCTTCATCAGATTCGCATTGGCTTCATCGGATAGACTGTCCATATCAACGTGCAGTCTACCCTTCTTAGCAACCATGTTTGCAGTCTGAATCGAAGCAAGGCGTTCATCCACCGCAGCTCTCAGTGCATCCACTGTAAGCGGCTCACCAGCATTGATACGGAAGTGAGCATCCTTAATCAAGCCAGCAACCATTGCATGGGTGAAACGTTCCTTGATGATTGTACGTGCGAGTGCAAGTAATTCAGGATCGTCTTCAGTAAATCCGATAGGACCCTTCACATCTTCATCTTCGAGGATATCAGGATCTTCATCGACTTCTTCCTTACGCACATATCCCTTAGATTCAGCCTTGCCGAAAATGATAGTGATTACCTCATCTTCGCTTTCAGGATTCTTCACATGGATCACTTCATCGAAACGTTCGGGACGATTGATAAGAGTGTTGTGCAACTTGGAAGGGTCATTCACAGTTGCGAGAATGAATGCTTTCAGTTCACGGTTGTTGGTTCCATCCAGCATCTTGATGAATTCACCAGTAACTTCATCTTTACCGGTGAAAGGACCAGAGTCCAAATCATCAAACACGATGATGCAATTGGGGAACATTGCAAAGATCTTGAACACTTGACGAATACCAAGAACAGAATTGATACTGTCAGAACTAACCCAGAACACCAAACGATCACGGAAATAATTGGTAACCTTATGGACGCAGATAGTCTTACCTACTCCGGGTTCGCCGACGAAAATCATGCCACGTCTTTCGTTCTCTTCCAGCACCTTACGCATGGTATTGGTGATACGCTTGACATCGATGTTCTTGATTTCAACATCAATTTCTTCACGCTTACAGACTTCCAGTCTTGTACCCTTGATCTCGATATAATTGGCACGGGTGTCAATCTTTTCGACATACAATTCATACATGACTTTCTGAATGCGTTCCTGAAGTTCATCTGGATGCATTTTCATGCCAGTATTCGGGAAGAACAACGTACACTTAGTTGTGCTAGTTGTATCTTCATCATCAAACAATCCGCCAGTGGTTTTAATAATAAGACCCCATTTGTTGTCCTTATCCACAGTACCAGCAAGTTTGATGGTCTTAGAAATACTGGACACGCCATCTGCATCTGGATTGTCTCCACTCTTATTCTTAGGATCATCAGCAACAACGTTGTCGATGGTCATAGAATACTTATCCTTGTGATAATCAGTCATATCAACAAAGGCTTCTGCCATTGCATGAGTGATATCAAGGCGGGATTCGCTAACATAATTACCGTTGGGTAGTCCCATCAGTTTAGCGATTTCATTGTTTTTGGTATTCTTGAATTTCTGTTTCTGCTTAACCACGTTACCGAGGGCAGCACTTACAGAAATCAGATGGGCAGCATTTTCAAAAATGTCCGCATATTCCTTTACTTCAGGATTCTTGATAAAGGTACGCATAATTTTTGCTGAATTACCGAGAATGTAATTCAACATATTGATGCGGTTACCAAGATCTTTTTCTTGGAAAATGAGGCGAAGAAAATACTGGCCTTTCTCCTGCATTGTCAGTGTTTTCCAGTAATCCGCATCAATCTCAATTGATGGAAAGCTGTCACCAAAATTCCATTCGTTCATATGTAGCTCGTCTCCAGTTAATATCGTGGGTGGTTATCCGTGTGCACTTCCAATAGATTCGCATGCTATGGCCGGGGATTCTTTTTCATACACTTAAGACTCTTCCTCATCATCATCGTCATCATCGTCATCATCGTCATCATAAACTTCCACGGGAACCGTATCATCAGAAATGCTTTCATTCGGATCTTTGATGGATTTAACACCACCATGTTCGATGATGGCTTTTACTTTGAAAGCTACGGAAATAGCGAACAGAGCAAATGTAAACCATTTGATTGTTTCTCGTATCAGCTTATGATTTATCTTCATCCGATTTGTCCTCAGATTTTGGTTTCTTGTTGCTAAGACCGAGCAAAACTCGTGTCTTAATTACTACGCTCATAGTAAGACTAAGGAACGCTGCAATTTTGGCAACAAATTCCAGTACGTTGAGTATTTTCTTGAAATTCATGTTTCACCTCGTTACCTGAAAGGTAGCATTTGTTGTGTGTTTTTTGTGAAAATTTTTTGTGAAAATTTTTACGCTATTCCAATCGACATGCAATCCACAATCTGAGTAGGATCTATAAATCGTAATACGATTGGACCTTCAATTCGAAGAGTGGTATCACCCTTAAGTCTTGCATTGTAAATATCGTGGTAAAGTTGATCCGCTAATGCAGCAGGAAGTTTCACTTCCACTGGCTGACTATTGTTCTTGTAGATGATTGTTAGAACTTTCATGTTCTGAAATATACAAAAATCAGGAAAAAATTAGGAAAACTTTTTTACTGCATTATTAATTATTTCAGCAAAGTCTCGAAAAGTGAAATGATTAGTATCCCGATATAATGGAATACATTCGATATTATCGGTAGTAATAACATCAACATTACTTGATTGGTACATAGATAACATTGAACTTTCAGATATACTATAATTAAGTATTGACTGATCTTTTGAATTGATTAGATCAAAGACTTCTTCAATGGTTGGTGCATTTCGATGTATGAACCCGTATTTGGCAATACGTGTGGTAAACAGCGAAATATTGTATGAGAGTTCACTCTCAACAAATGTATGCACTCGATTATTCAGCACTGGTATTTTCCGCAATGTTTCGAACTGATCGTGAATTTTTTTCTTTCTGGATTCAACGCCACCCCACACATAGTAATAGTGATATTGAATATCTTTTGGTAGCTTCGAATTCATATTCAATAAAGCATCAGTCAATCCCTCGATCCGGTCATCAAAAAACCAACCACCGATATGAACAAAATCCTCTTTGAGAAATTCAGTTCCGAAAAATTCATACAGTGGATATCGAGGACATGCAATGCAAGGTTTTCGAATACCCGCAAGTTCTGCAATCTGTTGCATGACATCATTTATGTATATGATAAAATTTGCATCCTCAAGATGCTTGACATTGTCACGATTGATTTTATGAACAATGTAAATACGTTTTGCGGTTGGATGAATATCGTACCCAGCACATGGATTAACACCATCGTATAGATTAACTATCACGATATCCGATGATTCGATCTTGTGTTCTTTAGGAGCTATCTTCGCAAAACGATACCACTTGATCCATTCAAGTGTGAAATTGTTTATGCGAGATGTAGATTCGTTATAGACAGGGTCTTTCAGGATGTAAACATTACTCATCGGAAATCAACCCAGCCTCTTTGCGGTCGAAGTAGTTCTTAAATCTACCCCAATGGTTAATAAGCCAGTCACGCCTTGCGTTCCTGATACCGATGTCTTTACCAACTTTCTCAGACTCAATCCACTTGTGCTTAAGGATCTCTTCATTCACTTCTTTATTAAATTTATCCATTGTTCCCTCCGAGTTTCGGATTCAACATGTATGATAGCTTTCTCATTGCTTTGGGATCAGTCATCAATCCCTGTAATCCGAAATGTCTGTTGTCAGGAATTTCATCGAGAGCTACCCATTTATAGTCAAGGTGCTCGTAGTTCAATGTTGGAATCACTTCCTGTTCCGAAACACATAAAAATGTTCGGTACATGAAATTTACATATTTTCCAATAAATATTGGGTGGTTTGATACGATTTTATAATCACGATCCTCAATAAACCCAGCTTCTTCAATAAGCTCACGTTTCGCACATTGAATCGGTGTCTCTTGATTCTCGACCGTACCACCAAAAATAGACCAAACTGGCTCTGAGTCATTTCGCAGAGCCAGTAAGATCTTCTGTGTATTCGGACAAGCTATTAAAAATCCAGCACCTAATTTCATACATCAAAACAAGTTTCCAATTACCTACTAAGATAATTTTTTTCTTGCTCCCTCCGCATAAAATTATCCATAGAAAGCATTGATCTCAGCTCTCACCGTAATAGGTGCTGGTAGTGGCTCCCAATTCCGAATCTGATTGCTCTTGAAAGGCTTTCCACCCACAGGAGTAGCCACTGTAATGTGAGGAATTGCATTATCGCTAGGTACATCACTTTCGATCTGCACTGCGATTGCATCATCACTGATACCGATTTTAACAGCATTCAACTGTACATCATGTCCGATGTTCTGCTTGATGTATTCTTCAACCGTGGGGTTTTTAGCCTTACCAAACAAAAGAGTCATGTGATGTGCATATGTCTTCCAACCTTCAGGGATAAAATCTTTCACCGCTTCCAGAAGAGCATAATGAGATTCAGGATAGAGGAATGCACCGTAATAGATAGCATTGTTCCCTACTGATTCGAACTTTGTACCTTTCACAGCAGCATCATCCTTGAGTCTTTCAACCACTTCACGTTCCAATGCAGGGTCCATGTACCGTTCAGGTTCTTTGATGAAATGAACGCCTCCATTAAGCCCCAGAATGTCTAGAAACTCATTGAACCGATCAACATGCTTCCGGCGATCATCCCACATCTCAATGGACACAACATCACCATACATCGAAACCAGATCACGAATGAACTCCTGCTTGAAATTCATGGTGTAGATCTTTTGCTTTTTTGCAACTGGCTTGAATCCATAATGGTCAAAGGTAAGATTAGCTGAATCCAGTATCCGCTTGACCTGAGGTTCATATGCAGTGGTACGACCAGTCAACAGAACAGTTACCGTATCAGGATCTTCATTGGCGACACGAATTTCAGCAACAACGTCTTCATTGAAGTCGCTGTTCTGAATATACTTGTCATCCAACGTGATCGTGTTCTGGAACCAGCCATAGCCACCACTTTCGACTTCCGACATCAACTGACCGAACATTTTGGAATCCCACAGTTCCTTGTTAGGAATAGGAGAATTGAAAATCGTTCCATCGAAATCGAAAATCTTGATTACAGTCCCCTTACCAACATGCTTGCTGGCATCAGAGAACTTGTCCATGTCATCAAATACGGTCTTCATACCAATTTACCAATGTATCCTTTTACTTCATCATCAGATGGTTCATTTCCAGTATTGTATTCGGAGAACAGCCAATTCATCACTGTACGACCAATTTCTCCGAACTTAGCCCCTTGGACACCAGCATCCATGATAAACTGATTTACCTGCTTTTGTCGGTCGGTTACGGTCTTAAATGTAGAAATTTTTTCGATTATGTCATCCGAATTTTCTATATCACGGCCATTTATCGCAACAAAAGTCTCCCGAAGGATGGAAAAATCAGGGTTTACTACGATTTTCAATGCAGCAGAGCGAGGAATACCACCAAGGTTTGCATAATGCTCAAGCATAGCATCAATGAATGTGATCGATTTGACCTCATCATTGGTCAAAGTCATACGCTTACCGAGATTCTTGATCTGATTCGTGTCTTTGTCTTGCAGCAAAATAGCAAAGTTGATCTTAGGGTCCTTGGTGTTTGCCTGACGAACCTGATCAATCTTTTCGGCACTCAACTGAACCTCAGGTACAATAACATCCCAGATTCCAGTTTCCATCAAAAGATCAAGTGCATTCGCAAACTTATCTCCGCCGTAATCAATTGTTTTGAACAACTCATCCCGAATACGCTCAATGGAAGTGCTATTCACAGTTTCCTTGAGTTCCTTCATCGCTTCCATCGTCTTGTCATCAACATTGAAATCAAACCGAGCTGCGAAACGGACTGCACGAAGAATACGGAGTGCATCTTCACTAAAACGTTCTTTAGCATCACCCACAGTACGCAGGAGTCCCTTTTCAATATCATCAGTGCCACCATGATAGTCGATCACGTTTCCTTCCGCATCAATACCCATAGCGTTAATGGTAAAATCCCTACGCTTAGTATCTTCTTCGAATGACTGTACGAACTCAACTGAGTCAGGGCGGCGACTGTCACTATACGAACCTTCAGTACGAAACTGAGTCAATTCGTAATCATTGCTCTTAAAGTGGACAATTACAGTACCATGACGTTCACCGCCACCGTATTCGACCGTCTTGAAATTCTTCTTGATTTCATCGATAGGCATATTGGTAGCAATGTCAATGTCATGAACATCCTTATCGCCCATAGCAATATCACGCACAGCACCACCGACTACGTATGCTTCATATCCCTTTTGGTTCACCAGATTCATCAGCTCGACACCCGCCTGAACCATAGGATCTTCGAAATCACTCCAGTTAATCTTAGTCATTTTCTTACCAGTCGCTTCGTGAATTGCTTTAGTCACCGCATAATCAGAGGGAACCGCACCGGAAACCATCGTCATAGCACCTTTGACACCCTCAAATACGATTTCATAGCTACGAATGGCAGCTTTGAATACAGGGTGGACAGTCTTTAGACTCTCTAAGAAGGTGCGAAATTGCTTAAAATTCTTCATTTTCTTTTTTCCAATGCGTGTTTTTAACCGTTCATATGGCCCTAATATAGAAAAATATAAACAAAAGGTAAGTATACATCACAAAAAGAGTGAAATAAATGAAACGCATTAACATATACATCACTGAGGAGACCGATAGAACAATTGATAATCTATCGGAGATTTTCGATGAAAGTCGTTCCGAAGTGATCCGAAAAGCAATTGATGAATATTCATCGAAGCATAAAGGTGCATTGGATGAATTCATCACAGATCTAGACGATTTAGGTGACTCGCCCATTAATCCAACCGAACGATGGAAAATCGAAGAACTGGAAAAATGCCAAGATATCAACTACTTCATGTCCAAATATGTAAAAATCAGAAGTGCTGACAGTGGATTAGTTCGATTCGAACCACGTAAATATCAGTCGGCTCTTGCACAAGTATATTCGATGTACCGTTGGGTGATTGTGAATCAAGCAAGACAGATGGGAATGACCACATTGAATTGTGCATATATCCTACACTACTTGTTGTTCAACACAGATAAAACAGTTGCGATACTTTCACCGAAACTATCTGCATCTGAGCATATACTTAACGTATTGAAAACCATGATTATAGAGCTACCTCCATTTCTTAAAGAAATACTGGGAATCAATACTGAAGTTAATAAAATTTCCGCTGAACAATGGAATAAACGACGAATTGGATTTGTAAATGGAAATAACGTAATGGCAGCCCCGGCAAGTCCAGATGGTATTAGAGGACACACCATCAATCTATTGTATCTCGACCAGTTTGCATTCATCCCGAAATATGTTGCGGAAGAATTCATGGCTTCCATATTCCCAACACTATCAAGCGGAAATTCATCGCAGATCATAATAAGCTCAGGTGCGAATGGCCCTAACCATTTCTATAAAATGTGGACCGATGCGATATCGGATTACTTGGATTTCCATCCAGTTCAAATCGATTATACAATGCATGAAGACGAAGATCTCAAAGCTCGTTGTGAATCAATGCGAATGGTATTAGGAGAAGACCGATTCAAACAGGAATATGAGTGTCAATTTCTTGTAAAACACAGAGGGTTGTTACATGGCGTTTAATGGTGTTAATAATCTGCGTGACGGCAATGAAAGTGTACAAATGGAGCCGTGGATGTTAAAGGAACTTGCAAAATGTGCAAGAGATCCTATATATTTCATCCGAAATTATGTGTACATCAATACCAAAGATAAAGGTATGCAGTTGTTCAACCTTTATGGATTCCAAGAGGAATTAATTGGTAAATTCGATGACAACCGATTCAATATAGTGAAGTTCCCTCGTCAGTGTGGTAAATCGGCAACGACTCGTGCATTCATTCTTTGGTATGCAATGTTTAATGAGGACAAAGTGGTTGCTATCCTTGCTAACAAATTGAACTTGGCACAGGAACAATTGCAGCAGTTGCGTGACTCGTACATTGCATTGCCATATTGGATGCAACCCGGAGTTAAGCAGTGGAACAAACGTGGTATACAGTTCTCACACGGTACTCGTGTTGTGTGTGCTGCTACTTCTCCTGATGGCATTCGTGGTATGTCTATCAACTTGTTGTATCTTGACGAGTTTGCATTCGTTAAATCACATATCGCAGACGAATTTATCGCTTCCGTGTTTCCTACTATTTCTTCTGGTAAAACAACCAAAGTTATTATCACGAGTACACCAAATGGTATGAACCACTTCTTCCGTATGTGGGAAGATGGTCATTTCCCAGATGAAACAATAGATCCAGATAAAGACAATGGATATGTAAAAAGTGAAATTCCTTGGAATGCTCCGGGGCTTAATCGTGATGAGTCGTGGGCACGAGATGAAATGAAAAAGATCGGTGAAATCCGATTTAATCAGGAATATAAGTGTGAGTTCGTTGGTTCTGTATCGACACTCATTGACCATAATTTCTTGAAGACATTGACATCGAAGAAACCAATCAAAATACCGAAACTCCCAGAGTATATTAAGATATATGAGTTCCCAAGACGGAAAGAGGAGCTTGAAACCAAGAACTGGGAATATGTGGCATCACTTGACTCAGGATATGGTGTGTATCAGGACTATACTGTATTACACATATTCCTCGTGAAATCAAATATCACATTACATCAAGTGGCCACGATAGCAACTAATCATTTGGAAATCGAAGATTTCTGTAAGAAAGCCTATGTGATACTTAAGAAATATCATAATCCGGGGTTGATTATCGAACAAAACGGCCCCGGTGGTGTGGCAACAAATTTCTTCCATTCGACTGTCGAATATGACAATCTATTGCACTTCGATCCGAAGGGTAGGCAGATGGGACTTTGGGCATCCGCAAAGCTTAAGCAGAATGCATGTATTCTTTTCAAGACATATATTCAGAGAAAGTTTATGCATTTGTATGACAGAGAAACCATTAACGAACTGTTCTCATTTGGTCGATTGACTCAGGAGAAATGGGGTGGTCTTGGTGGTAATCATGATGACCATATCACTTCTGCGTATTGGATTCCATATTATCTGAACTCACCGTACTACTATGGTAACATCGTGGAAGTAAACCTGAAAGCATTGGAAGAGGATGAATTCATTCTCAAGACCGAGGCTCAGATCAATGAGGAACGTCAGAACCTTGCTCAAATGCGAGATCCATCATATCATCAAAAAATGTTGGGGGATTCCGCTGAGCATTTACCCGATCAGAAAAAGAAAAATGATGAAGACGATGACGGTACTTATGGTCTAATGTTCAGAGTGTAATTATTTTATAAACTATAATAAACGCAAATTGGGTAAACTATGCATGGTTTTGGAAATTTAAAAGATATGGACAAGTGGAAAGAGTTCACCGCTCTCACTGAGGCCAAAGATCTAGTTGACATGAAACAACTTACTGACGAACAGGAAGCAGCCGCTGACCGAGTTGTTGTCCCTACGTTGGACACCGATGAATACAAAGCGTCTGGCTCCGCTGGTAATAAAGCATCCGGTTCTGCTGGCAACATACCAGTGCCTGAACTGAAGAATGAAAAAGAACCTCAACTAGGTGCAGCCGAAGATGTTGATGACGATGAAATCGAACCACAGATGGATGGTATCGGCGGACTCAATATCGGTGGTTCCATCCGTAAGGAAATGGCACGTACCGAAGCATTCGAAGGTGACGAAACGGTTGATGATGAATCTATGGAAACTGCGAAAGATCGTACTACCGAAGCCGTCATGGAAAAAGTGGATGATATTTTCACTGAAATGTTCGGAAAGTCATATCAAGAGAAAGCAAAAGAAAAAGACTACGATCTTGACACGACAACACCTGTAGTAGTAATGGAGGAGCCACACCGATATAAAAATATCAAGAAGGGGTGGTAAGTGGGAAAATTCAACCGAAAGCTAAGTCAGCTTGAGGCTGTATATCAAATAGCAGGGCCAGTACTTAAACACGAAGACCCTGCTGTTATTTCCACATTCATAAAAAATGTATTCGAACACCAAGAGGATTATGGATTGGATCAATTATCAATGGATTGGTTCAATCGATATTCCGAAAATGACCCAAAGAAAGCTGTAAATTTTGTACACAATTTACTACAGGAAAATAATCAACTGGTATCCAAGAAGTCTATTTTAGAGGGTATTCAGTTACATCAACACGAGGTAAACGATGCCAAAGCCAAGACTATTCTATGATGGCAATTGTCCAGTATGTACAAACTATGTACGACTAATCAGGAAAAAAATCACTCCAGATGAAATCGATTTCGTCCCAACTGGTGGAATGTCAGATGATTTTCAATATGCATCCAAAACTGGTGCGGTGACTCAAGGAAATGCAGCAATTGATGCGTTCTCGAAAGACTTCCCTAGCATTTTGGATTATGTATGGATGCTTCCACCACAGTATAAAGTGTCCGGGTTGAAAGCAGCCTATAAAATCGGTAGTACAATCCGAAAGATTGTTAATAGCGGTCGAAAAGGTTGTAACTGCGGAAAAAGAAAGCGATAGGTTAACCTATCGCTACGGAGACTGCTTCACCTTTTGCTCGGTGAGGCAGAACCACTTTCAAAATGCCATCCTCTAGCGTAGCTACGATGGCACTTTCATCAATCATTCGAGCAAACGGATACTCAAACGTAAATGCACCCTTCAAATATTTCGGTACGGTATCTACCCTACTGATGAATGGATTTTTACGTGCCTTGGATTTCTTCGTCAACTCATTCTTGAGAGTTTCAAGATTGCTTTCTCGCTTCCCAGAAATCACAAGATTACCATTATTGAAAGACACAGACAATGTCTCACGCTTTACACCAGATAGATCCATGAACATATATGATGCATCAGCAGTGACTGCGGTTTCTATATTAGGAAACTGAGGAGCCTGTTGCTGCACAGGGATCTGGCGAGGAGCCTGTTGAATGGGTTGTTGAACTGGCTGTTGCACATACTGCGGCTGCTGTGGTGCAGGTGGTTGTACATACTGAGGTTGCTGTACATACTGGGGTTGTTGCTGGACAGGACGCTGTTGCATCGGCTGTTGTGGTCTAGGTTGACCTTGCTGCGGTGGACGTTGTTGAGGACGCTGACCCGCACCAACATGCCCAATACCCGGAATCATTAGCCCCGGAGCATGCTGTTCCATTCTACCAGCCGCCATATTAGCATCCATCGTCACCATTTGACCAGTTCTTTCATCAAAGATCTGTACTTGTGAGCTGACTGATTCGTGTTCGGTTACTTGTGATGGCATATTATCATTGTTCCTTGAGTATGGAGGGTCTGGTTCGTCATGAATATAGAACGTATCCTCTACATAATGGTCAGTACTTAATTTATTCTTTTTTTCTTCAGCATATGAATTTTTCTCGTCTATCTCCATGTTAGACGAATCGAATTCTTCCTTTTCGGCAAAAAATAAGCGTTTTAGAAATCCGAACATTAAGTGTTAACTTCATTGAGAATTGCATGCAAATCCTGCACCTGTGCATTGCGTTTTAGTTTAGCCAATGCTCGATCTCGAATTTGCCGAACCCTCTCACGTGATTTACCGATGGCTTCATTTGTTTCTCTGAGCGTCATTGATCCACCATCGGTATTCAATCCAAATACACTAGCAATAACGAACTTTTCTTCTTCGTTCAACACTTCATCCATGATTTGGGCTAAATCGTCCCGCACCCTGTTATTTACCCAATCAGTTTCCCCATCGGTAGCAGTGTCATCCTGAATGATGTCTTTTAAATATAGATCACTTTCACCATTGATAGGACTATCAAGTGATGTCGGATTCCCCATCATCTGAATAAGCAGCTTAGATTCATCATCAAGCTGATCAGGATTCATCTTGCGTAGTCGATTCAGTCTCAATTTTTGATTCGGTGGTAACCTAATCAAGTCATCCTCTTCTAAAAATTTAGATATCCGACACCGAATATGCCAGACTGCGAATGAAATAAATTTTATCCCTCGGTCAGGATTGAATTTATCAACCGCAAGCAGTAACCCCAGTTTACCTTCACTCATCAGATCATTTACATCTACCCCAAGTATCTTGTTGTAATGCAATGCAATTTTCAGTACAAATCTGAGATTCGACTGTACGAGTTTGTTGCGGATGATTTCTTTTTTCGAATTGGATGCTATCTTGTATTGCTGAAACAAGGACTGCTCCTCCTCACGGGAGAGCACTGTAGTTTTGGCAACTTCTTTAAGCATCAAATCAGTAACCGGATCGGCGGTATTCAGATTTGGTTTTCTCATGGTAGCTAGATTCCTTTTGTACATGATGAAATATAGCAAGATATTGGCAACTCATCGGAACTTTTTTGCTATTTTTACTACATTGGAGGCACCTATGAACCTAATAATTGCAGGAATTCAAGGCAGTGGGAAAGGAACCCACGCAAAAAAATTAGCGAATACATTTGATTTGGTACATATCTCATTCGGAGATGCCCTGAAAGAATGTTTTACTACAGATCCCAATCTGGTATATCCCTATACCCTAGAGCGATATAACCGAGGGGAATTGGCAGAAGATGAAGTATTGTTCCGAGTGGCAACTAAATATCTCAGAAATGCCGAAGAAAAAGGTGGTTTTATTCTAGATGGATTTCCGAGAACTCAAGGCCAAATGGATTTCGTGCTTGAGAATTGGGAAATCGACCGCTGTATATATCTGGAACTTGGTGAAGAGGTTGCCATTGAACGTCTCAAAAGTCGAGGTAGATCCGATGATACCGAAGAAGGTATTCGTAGAAGACTCGATCAATTCCATAATGTAACCGAACCTATTTTCAAGACATTGGAAGCTGATGGTAGATTGAGTAAGATCAATACCAATCAACCGAAAGATTACACATTCGCTGAAATATTGGATTTGTTTACCGATGAATGATACCGAACTCCATCAATATACAGTTGATAGCAGTATATCCGATCTGAACGTAGTGGAGGGAACTCCGCTGCGGAATGAGTTTGTTGTGTTAGTATCATGTAGAAATGTCGAATCCCGTATAATACGTTGTCTACATTCTATTAAACAAGAAATTCATGAGCATGATGTAGGAATTATATTTATTGACGACTCATCGACTGATCGAACTTCGATGCTTGCAGGTACTTATATCCGAGAACATTTCAAAGATTATATCATAGTTGTTAATCCGATCCGTAAATATTTTGCTCGTAATATGTACAATGGGATCAACTTCTTATGCACGAACCCAGATAGCATCATTGTTCAAGTAGATGGCGATGATTATCTAAAGATCGGTAGTAATGTATTTAATGTTCTTCAGAAAACATATCGATCGCAAAACCCCCTGATTACATTCGGTTCACATGATCGAATCGATGTAAATGGAAAGGTAAAATTCCAACATTCGAAAACTAATATTAGCGATCCTTGGAATTACGATCAGTGTACATTATGGGATCACCTCAAGACCCTACGTAAGTCGGCGTTTGATCTAATAACACCATCAATGCTAATGGAACGAGATAAGGACGTGTGGATTGAACGGGCCGAAGATACTATTATTCAACCTACCATAGTTGCATCAAATCCATCACGTGCGATTTTTATAGAGAGCAATTTGTATGTGCATGATCTCACCGGATCACACGCTATTTGCAAATATGACTTTTTATACAAAGCATATAAAGTGAAAAGCAACGTAACGCTTGAATGGAAAAGCTTGTTGTTTAGTATGTTCCCCACATATGAAGAAGCATATTCCTATATAGAAAACGGAGGCGATCTATATCAATTGCATCGACAACGTGAACGTGAGTCTATAAGAAATCGGATCAATGCACACCTAATTGAACGAGATCGTATTACTCAATTGAACATAGATCGAAATAAAAATCACCATAATGAAAAAAAGTTGATTGACAACTGAGTTTTTTAATCTATATTTCTATACAGAAAGTTTAAGAAACCTTTAACAAGAGTTAAAAGAATGAACAACGTAAGTTTACATCTATCCAGTTTGTGTCTCTCGTGGTCAAGTGACCAGCGAGGTTCTTTGTGATGGATAGGTAAACTGATATAAGTTTAACTATAAGAAGCGGGAATCTCAATGGGATTCCCGCTTTTTATTTGGGTAAGTAGAGAATTAGCAGATCGAGTGAACTTAAAATTCACTGACTCCGTGAAATCCGGTGTGGGTGCAAGTCCCACCTTACCCACTATATGCCATCGTAGCCCAACTGGTAGGAGGCACCTGACTTAGGATCAGGACAGTGAAGAGTTCGAATCTCTCCGATGGTACTATACTTATCATCTTTGAATGATAAGTGATGTTTGACATATTGGAACTAAATTTATCAAGAATAGGTGAAGGGAATTGGTATACCTCTTTGATCGAGAGTCAAAGGCATGTGGGTTCGACTCCCACTCTATGTATACGGGTATGTAGAGAATTGGTATATCGGGGAATTTCAAAAATTCTTGGCTTTGTGGGTTCGAATCCCACCATACCCATTGTTGTCTACTTATATAAAAACAGAATAATGGCATACATTACAGTATTATCAATAGCTAAGCAATATGGAGTATCAGATAATGCAGTGCGAAAATGGTTGAAATCTTATGATTTGCCATATACAAAAAGATATACAGAATTATATAGAGAATACCGTCACTGGTGACAAACTCGCTTCGAAAGCGGGGGATGGATAACACCGTAGGGTTCAAGTCCTTTATTCTCTGTACATACCCGTAGTAGTTCAAGTGGTTAGAACGTAAGGTTGTGGTCCTTAAGATTGGGGTTCGAGTCCCCGCTACTGGATAAATGGAAGCGTGGCCGAGTGGATAAATGGCACCAGTCTTGAAAACTGGCAATCAGTAGAGATACTGGTTCGTGGGTTCGAATCCCACCGCTTCCTTAGAATATCGTTGCGAGGTGGCAGAGCGGTCAATTGCACTGTCTTGGAAAGGCAGAGGTCGCCTAACAGCGGCCCGTGGGTTCGAATCCCACCCTCGCAGTATGGTCAGATGATGATTGCACGACTTGTAGGCATACGAGTAGGCAAGAAATGGTGGTCCGGCTGGATGAACCCTTGACGTGAGATCACTCATAGGAAAACAATTCATGATAACGTTTCCTATGATCCAGCAGCAATCATCATTTGACCAATTAATGCGAGTTGGCGGAGTGGTCTATCGCACTCGATTGCTAATCGAGAGGTCGCCTAAAAGCGGCCCGTGGGTTCGAATCCCACACTCGCAGTAACATTTGGAGAGTTAGTCTAATTGGTAAGGCAACACCCTGCTAAGGTGTCGTGTCCCGCAAGGGGCTTGTGGGTTCGAGTCCCACACTCTCTGCTATGAAATGGATTATGTTGATAAACTACATGGTCATGTGAAATATACTATGTCTACTTGCAACCCCACATATAGGCCCATAGTTTAATTGGACAAAAATATCTGGCTCCAACCCAGAAGTTCAGGGTTCGAATCCTTGTGGGCTTGTAAACATGGTGAAGGTGATGGAATTGGTAAACATTCCAGACTGTGACTCTGGTGCCGTAAGGCTTGCGGGTTCGACTCCCGTCTTTCACCCTATGACGATATAGCCAAGCTGGTAAGGTGCCGATCTGCAAAATCGGAAATCGGTGGGTTCGAGTCCCCCTATCGTCTTATGCACTCATAGCCAAGTTGGTTGAAGGCGACTCCCTGCAAAGGAGTATGATCCTCGGTTCGAGTCCGAGTGAGTGCTTTAATGAGTTGAACCGCATATTAAAATGTTGTTCGATTCATACCCTAGACTAAAGATCTAGGGGATTTCTCTCACGAAATCCGTTAAATTACTTGAAAATAAGGTATATTTTACTGGAGAAGTATGGAGACAACAAATGAAAGTAATCAAAATTGAATCACACGATGATGACTATTGGGCAATGTATTTCGATAAATACGGAACCGCAAACGAAGAAACGTGGAAAATTGCTCAAGAGACTGGTGAAATAACTATCACTACCGATGATGGCGAAGAAATCACAATGGATGCGGAAGGATGGGAATTCACCGATGTCGATCCCGATTTCATTACATTCGTCAGAGACATGCAAGATTATGATTTCACGAAACAGACTGACTTCTTTGTGGTAAAGTAACGCATGTGACAAACATTACAACGATGGAGATTTAGTTGACGTACTCCCACGGTTGAAACCGTGGGATTCAAATGCAATTTGCACCGATGGTGCAAGCACTTAGAGAAGAAGTCCCTTCTCTTAAAATATTAACAGATGCATTATAATCTCTGTCATGAATGCAACCACATGATTGACATACCCACTCACGATCTTTCAAAGTTAGATTCTCATTTTTCCATCCACATTCAGAACATAGCTTAGAACTAGGGAACCATTTGTCTACAAAGACAACTGCTTTCCCTTTTTGTTTAGCTACATATTGAAGAATATTAATGAATGAAGCGAATCCAAAATCCATGATCTTTTTCTGACATGACTTCAACATCGATTGAAGTTCAAGTGTTTCAAAGCAAAGAACATCATACATGCCAGTTAGCTTATGAGCTAACTTCCAGTGCATGTCGTTTCTTTGATTAGCGACTTTTTCATGGATTTTCAGCAGAGTTCGTTTCGATCCTCTCTTTCCTTTAGATTTGCTGAATTTCCGACTCAATCGAGCCAAACGATTCAGATTTTTCTTTAGGAATAAAGGCATCGAGACATCATTTCCATCACTCGCAATCAGAAAATTTTTCATACCGAAATCGAAGCCCACGCTGTTACCTGATGTGACTCTTTCTGGGTATGATACTTCTTCCTCACATACGAGGTAGATATAATATCCACGACCTGTTCTCTTGACCGTTAATGTCTTTATCTCACCTTTAATTTCTCTAGACTTCCAATATGAATAAACCTTATTAGAAATCTTGATCTTGTTCCCTTCCAATAACTTATAACCAGCCTGTTTTGTAGTGAAACTACAATAATTGGTTCGTTTCTGGAAATGTGGAACGCTTGTCTTTCTTTTTAATTTCAAATTAGCATAGAATAATTTATAAGCACGATCTATTCTATCCGTTATGTCTTGTATTGCTTGACTCGGAACTTCGTTCCATTCCACATGCAGTTTCTTCAACTTCGTGAGGTGCTTCTGCAACTGATACTTATTCAATTGTTTCTTGTAGTATCTATAATATCTTCTATGCAATGCAATACAATGATTATATATACATGAAGACAAATCAAGTATGCGATCAAGATGCTTCGTAGCATCCCGATTATATAACTTATATTTATATGTCTTCAGTTGTTTCATTAACGTAAATATAGTTTATTTCATTATATTTCTGAAAATAATTTGTCGCATTCATCCCACGACTAAAGATCGTGGGCTTTCTGCTCCGAAATCATCGTAAGTCTTTGGAAGAAATGAAAAAGAAAGTTGCCAATGCTGTGAAAAAGCAGTATCCTAGTATTGACGTTTCGAAAGAATAGTACAAATAATTAAAAGCTTATGCCTGACTCGATAATAAAGTATATTTCAAAGTACAATATTATCGAGACAGTATATGAAAATAGATCCACGATTTATTCAGAGCAAATCTGAATTTATACCAGAACTTTCACCCGATAAAACAAAACTCATTATTCGTAAACAAGTAATGGGAGATGATGGTCGGGTATTTAATAAAGAATTCTCATGTGATGGTACGGTAAGTAAAACACTGAAGGCGACAAACATACGCCCTGTAGATGAAAGCTTACGTAACCGAATCATCAATCATATGATTGATTGGTTGCAGTCACATAAATCAGACATCGTTGCTACTGATGCAACTCATGTGTATCAGCCGTATACCGATGAAGTTATTATCAATGACAGATGGAATGAAGTAAAAGTAAAACTTCCATTTGGTGAACGTGTATTCACATACATCTACAATCGCAAACACAAATACAAGTTATTTGATCGTGTTTATAAGTTTATGTATTCTCGATTGGATGCTAATATACGTGAGGAACGTAACCTACGTGTTGATATGATTCATGATGAATTTGGTGAAAATTTACCACTTGAATTTGACCCTCCGTTATGTCATGTACGGGACGACCGTGATCCTGTTGATGTAAAAAATAATATCAGCGATTACTCAATGGAACATGTAGAGACTGGCATATACATCCCCGGATTCAAAACGAACAAATTTGGGGAACATGTAATTGACCCTGAGTATAAACCTGAGTTCAAAGTACCTTAATTTGCTATATTTTAAGGCATGACGAAAGTAGTTAACCTTAAGAATGAACCGTTTGACATATTCATTGGTCGCCCCAGTAAATGGGGGAATCCATTCACTCATCTTGAGCATTCGCTCGGTGAATACAAAGTGGAATCCAGTGATGAAGCAATCGCCAAATACAAAGAATGGATTCGAACTCAACCCGAACTAATGGAATCGTTGCATGAACTCAAAGGGAAAACACTTGGGTGTTATTGCAAGCCAAAGAGATGTCACGGTGACATCTTAGTTGAGATGGTAAATGAGTTAGATAATGAAATGGATTTATTATGAGTGAACCAAATGATGATATCGAAGACATCCTGAAATCGATTCAGGAGAAAGCTGCCAAGAGTCGAATTGTACAGAAGAAGCAAGAGCAGCACAATAAAAAACTCGATGATATGAATGCAACTGTTGAGCGTATCTATGAGAAAGCGAAGTTAGTTCCCTCCGATGAAATCGACATCCAGAAAGCACAGCAGGATTTCACTAATTACACCGCACTCCTATTCCTTCAGAAGTATGTGAGCATGGAACATGAAGAAACCGGAAAACCTCTCAATGATATTATGGATGAAATTTTCATTGGGTTCCGGCGTTATATAAATGCCCAACTATTACATAATCAAGAACACAATGAGAGTAAAGATAGTGACATTCTCGACTCGAATGTGGCCGATCTAATGGCAATCGAAAGAAAGCGAATTAAAGATCGCCGAATGAAAGCAATCGATGAATTCATTCAGATTGCACGTAAACGTTATTCATTCAAAGAGGACGATGATGCTGCTACATCCTGATAAAAGACAATTCCTGTATAAATGTCTCGATATTCTGGACAAGTTCGGCATTCCGGGGCAGGTCATCATTCTGGGACAAGAATTAGATGGTATTTCATATGAAGACAATTTAATTTTTATACAGAAATCCAATGATGATAGATGGATGCACATGGTTAGAAAAACTAATAATTTCCCATTTTACTTCATGCAAAATGGCACTACCATATTATTCCACGGTGAATACATATATCTAGAGGATCATATCGACAAACTATTGAGGGTATAATGGATAACGAGTTAGATAACGAGATACAGGGATCGGAAGATACAACCCCTAAGAAAACTTTCTTTCAAAAAATACTGGAAGAACTAGCCGAAAAGAAAAAAGCCGAAATCCGTGAAAAGATTGGTAAAGAGATTGATGGTATTGAAACATCTGAGCTGACAGAAAGTGAAATGAGTACTATGTTTACTCAGTTCGGTACTTATACATCACTTCAATTGTTGAGAATTGTAGCTGTGAAGTTATATGGTAAAAAAGCAAATGCCCTCATCAATGAAATCATCGAAGCATTTATCGCACAGGGTAGACAAACATTGATGGTGAAACAACAAATAGATTCCATCGAACAGACCGATTCCGAACTAAGCAATTTACTTGGTGCAGATCTCATGGATAAAGAACGTGAACTAGTTACCAAAAGAGTTGATCGAATGTATGATAAATTCCGAAAGGAAATCAGAGAAGTCCTATTGATTGATCCAGTCAGTTTAAATAAACTTACCGATGAAGACACTGATGACAATACCGAATCCCCTTGGTAAAGGAAACAAGATGAGTAAAGACATAGTTAATGAAATTATCGAAGAATGCATCGAAGCAGATCTCGTATTCACCCATCGTGATATTGCAACCGAAGCAAGTGAACGAGGTTCGACATTGAGTACGTCTGCAATTAAGCAAATTGTAATGATGCATCGCTATCCTTTGTATTACCAACATAGCCAAGTTCTGCAATCTGGGATTGTTATTGACGTAATTCATCCATCTGACAAATCTGCTGAAAATTATGAACTTGATGACGGGGAGTTGAGGGAAATGGGACCTGTTCCTACTAAACAGATTCGTAAATCTCCAGAGATTACTATTACGGCGGATCTTCCTCGCCTCAGTGTAAAGGATGATTATCGAATTGTTGAAAACCTATTGGACCTAACGCCGAATTCGAATACAAAATCTATATTTGATAAGCGTGGTCGATATTCAGTTCAAGCGGCTGACGTGCGAATGGCTGGATTAGATATTGGTGATGTTGTATATATCGTAGTTGGGATGGGGTATGTTACCTTGACAAAAAACCCACCTGAAAAATCATCGATGGCGAACTTTGGTAGATGCAGCGATATTGGTATAGCTGGTTCATTAACAGTGGATCGATATTTCAATCTACGAGTTAAAGACAAATTCCTGACTGCATGTTTACACGCAGTTCCGGTTGGATATGGCGGATCGCCATCTGAGATCAAGCCAATCCGTTCGATCACATCACAACCCGATAAATCGAGTCGCTCAATCAACCTGTATCCCAAAACCTAGAATCTAAAAAAATCTGATTGACAAATTAAAATAGTTTTCTATCTTATAAACTCGTGTTAGAACCAAAACTCAAATGGAGAACATATAATTGGCAAAACAAGAAGGCATTCAAGTCAGAGGGATTGTGCGTGAAGCACTTCCCAACGCAAATTTCAAGGTAGAGTTGGAGAACGGCCATATGCTGCTTGCTCACATCTCTGGAAAAATGCGTCAGTTCCATATTCGCATTCTACCCGATGATGAAGTCACCGTAGAAATGTCACCCTATGACCTTACGAGAGGTCGTATCACGTATCGTCACAAGTAAGCATGAAAGATCGTATCGTTAATGGATTGCTCATTGCAGCAATGGTTATACTTCCATTCGGTTTTATTGTCGGCGGACCTGTATATCTTTATTTCAAAACAAGGAAAGCACATGAACGAGCTAGAGAAAGAAATTCAACAACTGACCGCAAAACTTAATCAGTCTCGTGTAAAAGGTCGGTTTTATCTCCTCTCACTATTAGTTCAATTATTTGCAGTCATTGGGATTGTAACCGAAACCTTTAGTAATAGACCAGATATTGCCTTTATATGGTTAATGTTGCAGTTGTTAGGTTTGTTATTAATGATGAACAATCGGAGAAGAATTCCAGAACTTCTCGAAATAATCGAAAAGCTGAAACGACTGGAAGAACTCCAAAATCGAGATCAAAAATGAAACCCACTTCCGCTGGATTCTTGATACGTTCAAATGGAATGTATCTACTGGGCCATGCTACTCAGCCCGATTCATATCAATTCAATCCCACTGATAGAAACTGGACCATCCCAAAAGGTGTTATGGACCCCGGTGAAACTACTATCGCAGCGGCAATTCGAGAAACATTCGAAGAAACCGGAGTGAATGTACTCCTACATTTCAAGATTGACCTTGAGATGAAACCACATTGCATCATCAATACCAAGCAAAAGGATATTGTCGTGTTCCTAATCGATGATCCTACTGGAAAAGTGATGCAATTGGATTTCGAGTGCAAATCAATCATCGTAAATAAAAAGCTTCCTCATATGAATGGGAAGCCTGAGATTGATATGTTCATGTGGGCAAATAGAAAACAAGCCGAATCACTTGTTTTCAATTCCCTCAAGATTTTATTTTCTGAATAGTTTCAGAAGAGCGGACAACCAACTGATTTTTTTCTTTGGTTGTTCCTCAACTACTGGAGTTGGGGCTGGAGCTGAAGTTGGAACAATTACTGGCTTCTCAACTACTGGTTCAGTAACCGGATTCATCAACGATTCGAGAGAAATTTCTTCGCTCTCAGCTTCGACTTCTTCACCAGTAATTTTTTCCCACGCAAAATCAGGACCTAGATCCCATTTACCAGCCTTGCGGAAATTTACGTGAGTGCATATTCCCTTGAACTCCTTTGCCTCGGATGTAGATGCGAATGTTTCATATCGCTTATCTTCATCAAGGAATGTCTTAGGAATATTGTGTTCGATGCATAGGTAATCCAAAAGATTATTCAGAGCCTTGTACTGCTCAGGTGTGAATGAAGCGAAATACTTATAACCTCGATATCCATCCTCAACAATGCTGTAATACTCAGGTTCATGAAGAGTGCAATACACATCTTTCTTTGTCTTCTTAGTATCTCCATTTGAATCCTTGTAGGTGACCTGAGAATATATCGTCTCCAAATCTTCACCACGTAATGTCAAGGGTCCATAGTTAGACATTTCGATTGCAATGCTGCGTTGTGAGTTAGGCTTATTTCCACCTACCGCACCAGTACCAAGATGGTATGACCAATACTTAGGATCGAACAACTCATATACCTCACCCGATCTTGCGATAACATAAGATACGCTCACATGATTGTCTTTGGTTGTTAATGATGCCATATCAGCACGTAGTGTACCTGCGGTTGAATGAATGACAATCATATCTTTCTTGGTTTCGGTCGCATAATAATACGAGTTGAAATTAGGTCGGATCTGGCGAATAGTTGTATCACCGCCAGCGATTACTATTGTATCGATTTCCTTGTATTTTACTTTACTCGTATTAGTCAGTTCGGTTCCGAATTTTGTTTCTTGTTCTGCAATAGCACTTGCTTTCATTGGTATTTCTCCATTTTTATAAAGTTTATAATTAGTTATGTTATAAACTATAGGTAGAGGTTATTCATGTCCGAAAATGAAGATATGTTAAATGAAGAAGAGATCGAAGAAATTTTTGAAGAAAATGCTTCAGATGAACCTTCACAGACGATAAATAAAAACTCTCGAAAACGAGGAAAATCAAAAGAGTCAACAATGGATGATTCCGGTGAAAAAACTGTAGAATTGGACGAATCTTCTAAAAAATCTGATTCAGAACCAGTGTTGGATGAATCATCCGAGATGCTGAAAAAGATAGAGAATCGACCCAAGATTGTACCTCCTGTCCGAGTACCACGAACCAAGAAACCTGCACGTAAAAAGGCCGTCAAAGTAAACACTAAGACGATTAGTCGTGTTGTGCGATTTTTTTAATTTACTTGATTGACAAAACAAAATAGTTTTCTATATTTATGAGTATCAAAGGAGACTCATATGAAATTTACTGTAGCTATTATGTTTGTCATTATGATGTTCGCCGCCGCTGCGGATGCTGGTGACTTCGAAGTAAAGGTAAGCAACTTCGATAAAACGAACATCAATGCCACTGCCGATGATATGATGGAAGATATGGAATACTTCCTGAAAGAACCGCTTAACTGGTGTGAAGTGACTCCGGTTGGTGAACTCTCCATCATGCATCAAAATAAATCCTATAGCCGAGTACAGCTATCATTTGAAATCAAATGTGACCACGAGAATGTTCGTAAGAAATTCAAGAAGTTTTGGAACCAGTACGAAGATTTCATGTACAAAAATCAGAATCTGGTTGACTCCAGCATCAGCCGAGAATATCCTGACTACGAACTGTGGTGGGGAATGGAGATGTTACATCTCATGAGTGCGTTCGGTGGAAGTAATACGTTCAATAACCAATGTGTATTTTCCGACTCAAAATTGGTG